TTCCGTCAGCTCATACAGCTATTACAGCGGCAGCAGTTCCGGCAGTACCACAGGGACTACAGGTGCGACAGGGACTACAGGTACGACTAAGGCACAGCGGAAGCTGGCGGCGAATAAGACAGGAAATGGGAATATAACGTAAGGACGGGGAGAATGGAGAAAAATATTTGGCTGCAATGGTTTAGTGAGGATGGGACTGGGGATATGGGTGAAGCGGTGGCTGCGGGTGGCGGCCAAGAGGGCAGCGGCTTTGCGGATGAGGTGATGCAGGGAGAGCCGGCGGAGAGCCTTGGGCAGGAGGTATCTGAAAGTCCGGTGCGCAAACCCAGCTTTGACGAAATTCTGGCCGACCCGGAATACCGCGAAGCCTACGACAAAAATCTGCACAGCATGGCGGAGAGCCGCAGACAGGCGGAAAGTCGGCAGAGCATGGGCAGAGCGGTGGCGGCAAGGGAGCATCTGGACAGCCTGATGACTCAGGCTGCGGAGCTTAGCAAGACGGTGCCGGGCTTCGACCTGAAAAGAGAGATGGAGAACCCGGGCTTTGTGCGGCTGACTGCGCCCCACACAGGTTTGAGTGTGGAACAGGCCTACTATGCGGTGCATCACAGGGAGCTGACAGAGAATCTGCGGCAGGAGAGTTTGCGCTGGGCGGTGAAGTCCCTGCGCTCCGGGGCGGCAAGGCCGGAGGAACTAAGGGGTGGGCAGAGCGCCAGCTCTACAGCCAGCGACCCGCGGCAGATGAGTCGGGAGCAGAGGGAGGCGCTGAAAAAGCGCATCTATGAGGCCAGTGCTCAGGGGAGAAAGCTGCCGTATGGAGGGTAACAATAAGTAAGAGTGAAGAAGTGAAAGGGGGCGAGGGAGAAGTAGAGGAGAGATAAAATAAACAGCCACGAAAAATAGCTACAACAAAAAATCAAAGAAGAAAAAAGGAGAAAAGAAATGGAGAAAATTATGAAAAACCAATTGCAGTATTTTGCAGAGGCGGGAACTGTGGTAAACGCCACCAACGGCTATGTGAATGCCAACACAGGAGAGACTGCGGCCTTTGCGGGCAGCAACACTTTGGCACCGGAGCTGAAAGCCTACTATGACACTGAGCTGCTGGAAAACGCCAGAGCAGAGCTGTTCTACGCTCAGTTTGCAAAGCGTCAGCCTCTGCCCGCAAATCACCACGGTACAGTGGAATGGCGCAAGTGGAATACCTTTGAGCGCGCTCCCAAGCTGACCGAGGGTGTTATTCCCACCGGTCAGAAGTTCGGTGTGACCACCGTAACCGGCAGTGTTGACCAGTACGGCACTTACACCTCTATTACCGACAAGCTGGAGCTGCGCGCCTATGACGATGTGATTTTGGGCGCTACAGAAGAGATGGGCGCTTCCGCCGCAGAGACTCAGGAGAAGCTGATTCGCGATGCGCTGCTGGTGGGCACCAATGTACTTTACTGTGACAACATTGACAAGAGCACCGGTGCGGTTAAGTCCGTGCCTACTTCCTGCGCCACCATGGGCGCCAGCGACAACGACGGTTGGAGTCTGCTGACCCCGGCAATGATCAACAAGGCTGTGACCGTTATGAAGAAGAACCGTGTGCCCAGAATTGACGGCAAATACTACGCTGTGGTTCATCCCTCCGTGGCTCACGACCTGCGAGAGAGCGAGGGCTGGATCGAGGCGCACAAGTACGCCGCTCCCGACGAGCTGCTCAACGGTGAAATCGGTGAGCTCCACGGTGTCAGATTCATCGAAAATGTTTTTGCTCCCGTGCTGGGCAACAGCGATGAGTATGTGAACAAAAACGGCGGCAGAAGCTATGCCACCTACTTCTTCGGCAAGGACAGCTTCGGCATTATCGACCCTGAGGGCGGTGCGCTGGAAATGATCATCCACGACAAGGGCGAGATTGGCGGCCCTCTGAATCAGTTCAGCACCATAGGCTACAAGTTCGAGACTAACGGCGCGACTATACTTTATCCTGAGCGACTGCTGCGCGTGATGAGCACTTCCAGCTTCAGCGCGGTGGACGAGGTGAATTAAAAGTAATAGTGAATAGTGAAGAGTGAATAGGTGGAGCACTAGGTTGGTGCCATCATGACCGATAGTGCTCCCTGCCCCCTCTCAGGCGCCTACGGCGCCAGCTCTGCTCTGCACGGCTTACGCACGTCCCCAAGGGGCGAGGCAAGTAGGGGTGCGGCGCGAGTCCAACAAGGGGCGAGGCAAGGGTGGGGAATGGTGCAAGATTTTAATACAATCATTTAAGGAGAAAGACATGAGCGAGAGAGTTGAAGTATTTATTCCAAGAGGAGCGGAGAGGGAGGACCCCAATTTCTTCGTGGCGGTCAATGGGGTGAATTACCTGCTGCCCAGAGGGAAGAAGTCCATGGTGCCGGAATTTGTGGCGCAGGAGATAGAGCGCAGCGAGAGGGCTGCGGATATTTTCTATGAAAATGTGGATGGAATGAAGAATAAGTAATAGTGAAGAAGTAAAACAGGAAGTGATGAAAAATTAAGGCGATTGAGGTAATTGGGGTGGTGGACAGCTTGGAGCCGAACCAGTATGGGGTGGAGCAGAAGCTAAAGTGGCTCAGTATGCTGGACGGACAGATTTATGAGGAGCTTATTAAGTTCTACTATGAGCAGGCCATAAAGCCCGGAGAATACTCAACAGGAGAGGAAGAGCTGCTGGTACCGGCACCCTATGCCGAGGGCGTATATTGCAGATATTTGCAGGCCATGATTGCGGCGGAAAACGCAGAGAGCGCAAAGTACAACCAACAGATTGTACTATACAACTCGGCATATCAGCAGTTCAGAGACTGGGTTTACAGGGATCGCAGTCACATAAACAAGGGCAAAAGATTCAGATTTTAATTTTTTAAATAAAAAATAAAAGGGAAGTGAAAAAAGTATGCCTGTTTTTCCGAAGCTGCCTACCAGCGAAACCAAAAGAGAGATAACGGACACCTTTAAGGGCTACAACCACAGGCTGAAAATTAAAAAGGGCGAATTCTACGACATGATGAATTTGTCCAGCACCAACTATCCTATGCTGTCTTGCAGAAAGAGCAGAGGGCTTATTAGGGAGCTTAAGGAGCCAAAGGCTATACTGGCCAAAGAAAAGCTGGCGTACATAGACTCCGGGCGGCTATGGTACGACGGGAAAGAGACGGCGTTGCAGGTGTCAGAGGGGGATAAGCAGATGGTCAGCATGGGAGCCTACATCTGCATTTTCCCGGACAAGCTGTTTTACAACACTGCCGACCCAACAGACCACGGCAGCATGGAGGCCTGCTACAGCTCTACCGGCGCTGTGACCTGCACGCTGTGCAAAATCGACGGCTCAGAGTATCAGTCACCCAGAGTGGCCGACAGCCCTAAGACTGACCCGGAAAACGGTGAGCTATGGATGGACACCTCCGGCGACAGCGATATTTTAAAGCAGTGGAGCAGCGAGAGCCAATGCTGGGTGGAGATAAGCTCGGTATACACAAGGCTGCGCTTTGTATCTCAGGGAGAGCTGCCGGTACTGTTCAGCGCTTCCGACGGGGTGGAGATAAGCGGCTGTGAGGCGGAGATATTAAACGGCTCCAAAATCATTCAGGCCATCGGAGGCGGCGAGGGAGAGCCGGACTACATAGTGGTAACCGGCATACTGCGGGAGACGGTTATCCAGACTGAGGGCTGCATTAAAATTCAGCGGACTGTGCCGGACATGGACTTTGTATGCGAGAGCCAGAACCGGCTATGGGGCTGCCGCTACGGCAATGACGGCGAGGGCAACCTGAACGAAATATACGGCTGCGCTCTGGGAGATTTCAAGAACTGGCAGCAGTATCAGGGACTGAGTACCGACTCATGGACGGCCTCCGTTGGCTCCGACGGACCATGGACAGGGGCGGTGAACTATCTGGGCAGCCCCATGTTTTTCAAGGAGAACACCATACACAAGGTGACAGTGTCATCCTACGGCGCGCACAGGCTGACAGAGACGGTATGCAGGGGAGTGCAGCCGGGCAGTCATGGCAGCTTGTCGGTGGTAAACGAGACACTGTATTACAAGTCCACCAAGGACATATGTGCCTATCAGGGCGGGTTCCCGGTCAGCGTTTCCGAGGCGCTGGGGGAGGATGACTACTTCAAGGCTGTGGCAGGCTCGGTAGGGGACAAGTACTACATAGCCATGGAGGACAGGGACGCTGTGCGGCAGGTGTTCGTTTACGACATAGGCAGGAGCATATGGATGAAAGAGGACACACTGCCGGTGCTGGGCTTTGCAAGGCTGGAAAGCCAGCTGTACGCCATGACCGAGGACAGTCTATGGTGCATGGGCGGCGACGAGGGCAAGGAAGAGAGCTATGTGCCATGGATGGCGGAGAGCGGGATCTTATACTACCAGTACCCGGACAAGAAGTATGTGTCCAGAATCAATCTGAGAATGAGCATGGAAGAGGGCGCGTGGATGGATGTGTTCATCCAATACGATTCCAGCGGACTTTGGGAGAGCAAGGGGCGCATCAGGCTCAGCGGCACAGGCACGGTGACGGTGCCAATTTGTCCAAGGCGCTGCGACCACATGCAGATAAGGCTTGAGGGCAAGGGCAGCTTTAAGCTCTTTTCCATGGCAAATATTTTGGAGATAGGAAGTGATATGTAGTGGATTATCCACCGATTTTACACGGCTCAACGGACAGCCAGCTCAGGCAGCTGAGAGACTATCTGGTCAGGCTGGCGGAGAAAATAAGCGAGCTGGAGGTACAAGCTAAGGAATGATAGATTTTTACATTACGGATCAGAGCATCCGTTTTGCAAGCCCGGTGATTGCGGCAAATTCCAGAGATTATCTGACGGCAAGCTTCCACTTTAGCGGGGAGGCTTGGGAGGGCTGCTCCAAGTGGGTGCATTTTCGTCAGAACGAGACGGTATATGACCTGAGCATTGAGGACGATGCGCTGACGTCGGAGAGCCATCTGAATTTGAGCATCGGGCAATGGGAGGTATACATCACCGGCACAAAGGACGACAGCCGCATTACCACGGTGCCGGTATACATTCAGGTTATGGAGAGCGGGCTTATTGATGAGCCGCTGCACCAGATACCCATGTCGGTGGC